TATTATCAGACTCTACTAAAAAAAGTAATTATGATAAATTTGGTTCGGTTGATAATAGTAATATTAATATGGAAGATATTATCAATAATATGTTTGGTTTTGGAGATATCAATATAGATGATATATTAAATGATATAAGTCAGCAGAATTCATTTAATACTGGTTTTGATACAAAACCAAAGGTATTTATAAAAATTCATACAAGAACAAATATTAATCCAAATTCAAATTCAAATTTAAATTCAAATCCATTAGAAAATTTATTAAATTTAAATAATTTATTTGATGATATATTAGGAGATGATATATTTAGTGGAGGTATAGATTTTAATAATAAGGGGATGTATCAGCAACCACAGCAACCACAGCAACCACAACAACCACAGCAAACTAAACCGAAATACGATACTATAGAGGTTTTAGTGGGTTTAGAAGAGATAATAGATTCAACAAAGAAGAAAGTAAAATATAACATAAATGATTTATGTGAGATATGTAGAAATTTTATGATAAAATGTTTAAATTGTAATGGTATTAAAAATAGAATGGATAGATGTTATTCATGTAATGGTAACGGAATTATAATAACAAATAAAGATTGTATTAAATGTAATAATGGATTATCTAAAAAAGAAGTAGAAATAAATATTCAAATACCAAAGGGAGTAAAAGATGGGCATATATTTCAACTTAAAAATAAAGGTTCATTTAATATGGAAACACAAACATATAATCATTTAAAAATAATAATAAAACATAAATTACCAAAAAAAATACAAATACATGGTTCTTCAATATTTATGTATGTAGATTTGAAATTAGAAGAATTATTATCTGGTTTTACTAAAAAAATTAAATGTGGTAATACTGAATTTGATTTAAAAATGGATAACTATTTTGACCCTACAGAAGCATTAGTTTATAAAAAAATGGGTATTCCTACTTATAAAGATGAAAAAAATGTTGGAGATTTAGTAATTAAATTTAATATTTTATATCCTAAAGAAAATGATGAAAGAATGAAAAAATACGATAAAGTTTTCAAAAAAATATTTAGTTAAAAATATTTAGTTAAAAATTATTTTATTTTTTTTAAATTTGTATAAATAAAATGCCATATAAATCAAAAGCAACAACAAAAACATCTAAAGCAACAACAAAAACATCTAAAGCAACAAAAACAAAAACATCTAAAGCAAAAGCAACAAAATCAACTAAATCAAGTTATAATAAAAATACAAAACATCAAAGCGGTGGATGAGGTCCAAAAGAAAAATTTCTATAAAATAATTTATTGTAGATTATAATTTATATTATTAAGTCATAATTTCTAATTATAACTTAAATAATAAATGATGAAGTATTATATCTAAATTCTTAGAATGGTATAATACTGATAAAATTATAGTGTATAATAGTCTTATAAAAGACTATTTAAAAATATTTTACGATGAAATATATATATTCGCAATTTTATAAATGATTTAAATTTCTTAAAATCTCTTAAAATCTCTAAACTTCGCTGTAGTCTAACATAATACTAGAATCAATCATTATTTTAACTCCATTTTTTTTTAATTTTTTACAGTATGAATAACAATCTGTAAATAATGCTACATCTTCTTCATCATCTACTGAAAACCATGGATATTCAATCTTTTCGCTTATTCCTTTTTTAATACATGTCCAACCTAAATCTACAAAATCTGCTTCAAAATAACGATTATCTATTTTATCCATTTTAATTATTTCTTCTTTACTTAAAAATTTAAAAGTTCCATTTTCTTTATAAAATTTATAATCTAATTCTTTTACTACATTTGTTATATTGTTGACAGGATTTAAAGTATATACACCACATGTAACATCATAATTAGAATTTAATAATTTTTGTAAGTCTTTAAATGTAAATATAACATTTGGGTCAATCCATACTATGTAATCATATTCTAATTGACCTCTAAATGGTTTTTGGTCTTTGGAACCTTCAAGAATATTTCCACCTAAACATTTATTTCTTTGAATAAATATATTTCTATCATTTTCTTGACATAAAATAGGTCTATAATTGTTAACTAAACATTGTAATAATAATTCACTCCATCCTACTAAAAATCTACTTGTAAAACTTTTTCCTGGTATACAAAATACTACCACTTTTTGTTTAGTTTCTTCTGTCATTTTTTCATCAATATCATTAATATCATCAATATTTTTATTAGTTGACATTTGTAAATTATACTTAATTATATTTTAAATAACATTAAATTTTAAATAATTTTCTAATATTTTCTTTTGATTTTATAGAATTATTTTTATTTACTATCATATTTACAAATAATTTATTATTTAGTCTTTCTTTTTGTTTTAAATTATTTAATGAATTATTTCTGTAATTAGTATTAGTATTAGTATTAATATTTATGTAATTACTATTAGTATAATTAGTATTAGTATAATTAGTATTAGTATAATTAGTATTAGTATAATTAGTTTCAACAATTAGCATATTTATAATTATAAATATTAAAATATTTAAAATTCATTTAAAATTCATTTAAAATTCATTTAAAATTTATTCAGTATTTTATACTAAATAAATATTATGGTTGCTATTGGAATTGATTTAGGAACTACATATTCATGTGTTGGTGTTTTTCAAAATGATAGGGTTGAAATTATATCTAATGATCAAGGTAACAGAACTACTCCTTCTTATGTTGGTTTCAATGAAAGTGAAAGATTAATTGGAGATAGTGCTAAAAATCAAGCTAGTTTAAATCCAAATAATACTATATATGATTCAAAAAGACTAATAGGTAGAAAATTTAATGATGAAGTAATTCAAGATGATATGAAAACATGGCCATTCAAAGTAATTGAAAAAGATGAAAAACCTTTATTCGAAGTTGAATATATGGGAGAAAAAAAAACTTTTCATCCAGAAGAAATTTCCTCTATGATTTTAGTTAAAATGAAAGAAATTGCTGAAAGTTATTTAAATGATGAAGTTAAAGATGTTGTTATTACTGTTCCAGCATATTTTAATGATAGTCAACGTCAAGCTACCAAAGATGCTGGTAATATTGCTGGTCTTAATGTAATTCGTATAATTAATGAACCTACTGCTGCTGCTATGGCTTATGGCCTTAATACAGATACCAAAAAGGAAAGAAATGTTTTAATATATGATTATGGAGGTAAACACTAATTATTCTGCCTCCTAATCTGGTGAACTGCTGGAAACTCCTTAAGATTATTACACCACAACGTAACTAGTGATAGTAAGCGTGAAGGTTTGAAAAGTAATAATATTGGACAATCAGCAGCCAAGTCGTCTTAGAAATAAGCGAAAGGTTCAACGACTAGTTATGACATCTAAGTTAATATTAATAAAACATAATATTAATAAGATAATATAACCACGAGTGCCAGAGTTCTAATTTATTTAAATATTATTTAGTACATATTTAGTATATTATTTATGAGTTATGGATGAACAAAACATAAAATTAATTTTATCAAATATTATCAAAATTTATAATAAAGAAACTGATAAAATATTTTATGAAAAAGAAAATAATAATATAGATTTCATTAAATATAAACATAAAAATTCAAATACTAAAGCCATTTATAAACTAAAAGTAAATGATACAATTATTAATAAAAATAATCCATTTATGATTGTTTATAATTGTATCATTTGTAATAAACAGAATATTTTTAGATTAAATAATATAGTTAGAAAAGTTAATCGTAATATTATAAGATGTCATCATTGTGCTAATTCATGTCCTAATAAAATTAATAAACAAAAAATAACACTTTTCGATACATTAAATAATAAAAATGATAAAGACTTTACTAATAATGAACAATCTATTAATATTGATAAAGAACAACAATATATTGATAGTAGTAATACTGAATTTAATGAAGAAGATACTGATTTTCATGATATGTATTTTTCAAAACATTTAACTTATGAAGATTTTGATAGAATAAAAGATAAAATTATATCATTTCAAAATGATAAATTTACAGATTTACATAATTTTATATATATTTCAAATGCTAAAATTGGCAATGGAACAAAATATAATCCTCGATTATATGATATTAAACGTAAAGTATTTGAAAAACCAATATATATTAAATTTAAGTGTGAAAATTGTAATACTAATTTTATTCATAGAGACCTTTATATAGTTAAAAATAAATATAAAATATTATGTAAGTATTGTTCTTTTTGTAACAATACTTTTAAAATAAGAACGTTTCATAATATTTTAAATCAAAAAATTACATATCAAAGTAAATTAGAATTAAATTTCATTAAAAAAATGAATGATTTAAATATTTTAATTCATAATGGACCAAAATTAAATTATTCATACAATTCCAAAAATAGAAAATATATTGTTGATTTTTATATTCCATGTATTAATACGTTAATAGAGTTAAAAGATGACCATTGTTGGCATCTAGAACAAATTAAGAATGGTATATGGAAAGCAAAAATGGATAAAGTAAATGAATTATTGATAAATAAAATGTATAAAAATTATTTATTAATATATCCAAAAAATTTAATGAAAAATATAGATATTATAAATAAAAAAATATCCACAAATAACTCAATAACTGAAAAATTAACTCAATAACTAACAAACTAAACAAACTAAACAAACTAAATAAACTAAATAAACTAAATAAACTAAATAAATTAGAATAAGATATAGTCTGATCTTATATGAAAGTATAAGAAATATTGTTTAAATGACAATATGGTAACAAAATGGGAACGTTTGATGTTTCACTATTAAATATTGATGATGGTGTATTTGAAGTATTAGCAACATGTGGAGATTGTCATTTAGGTGGAGAAGATATTGACAATAGACTTGTTAAACATTTTACAAATGAATTTAAAAGAAAACATAAGAAAGATTTATCTGTTAATTCAAGAGCAGTTAAAAGATTAAAAGTAGCATGTGAAAGATTAAAAAGGACTTTATCATCATCTACACAAGCACAAATTGAATTAGAAAGTTTGTTTGAAGGTATTGATTTTTATTCAAATATGTCTAGAGCTAGATTTGAGGAAATAAATAGTGATCTATTTAGAAGCACATTAAAACCAGTTGAAAATGTCTTAAGAGATTCAAAAAAGTCTAAAAGTGAAATTGATGATATAGTATTAGTTGGTGGTACTACTCGTATTCCTAAAATACAACAATTACTTAGTGATTATTTTAATGGAAAAGAATTATGTAAATCTATTAATCCAGATGAAGCTGTTGCTAATGGTGCTGCTGTTCAAGCTAGTATTCTTAGTGGTGTTAAAAGTGAAACTACTAAAGATATATTATTACTAGATGTAGCACCACTATCATTAGGTATTGAAACTGCTGGTGGTGTTATGACTAAATTAATACCTCGTAATAGCACCATACCTACTAAAAAATCACAAGTTTTCTCTACTTATGCTGATAATCAACCAGGTGTATTAATACAAGTTTTTGAAGGTGAAAGAACATTAACAAAGGATAATAATTTACTTGGGACTTTTGAACTTACAGGAATTCCTCCAGCACCAAGAGGAACTCCTCAAATTGAAGTATCATTTGATGTTAATGCTGATGGTATTTTAAATGTTAGTGCTTTAGAAAAATCATCTGGTAATAAAAAGGATATTACTATTACTAATGATAAAGGTAGATTAAGTCAAGAACAGATTGATGAAATGATTTCTAATAGTGAAAAATATAAAGAAGAAGATGATAAAATTAAATTAAAAATAGAAGCTAAAAATGATTTAGAAAATTATATATACTCTTTTAAGAATTCTATAAATGAAAATAAGAATTTAGATGATGATATGAAGAAAGAAGGTTTAGAAATATTAGATGAAGGTTTGAAATGGTTAGATGAAAATGATGATATGAATACTGAAGAGTATAAAAATAAAAAAAATGAATTAGAAGAAAAAATGAAACCTATTGTTTCATGTATGTATGAAAATACTAATATGGGTTCAAATGAAGTTCCTACACAAATGTCCACATCTCCAGATACACAAAATGAACCTAGTGTTGATGATGTTGATTAAATTTTTAATATAAATTTTTTAATATAAAATTATTATTTAAAATAAATGAAAAGAACTCCATTTGAAAAGTTATTATATTATTTAAAAATTTTATTATATAGTTTAGCTGCTATTTTATCTGGTTATACTGTGGTTGATTTAAATCCAGATTTTTTAAAATCTTTAAGTAAAATTGAATATCAAACATGTCTTGTATTTATTTTAGTTGCTGGTTTTTTTGATTTCAAAGTAAGAGAATGGAAAGAAACTATTATTCAAATACTTATATTAACTATTATCTTAACTACAATTTTACAGATATTAAGATTTAATAAAAAAAATATAAATAATAATAATAATATTTTAGATTATTTTAGATTAGATAATTATAATTTATTAAACTATTATAACAATTAATTTTACTTACCAGTTGAACCGAAACCTCCTTCTCCTCTTTCTGTTTCTTCTAATTTATCCAATAGTATAACTTTAGGTGTTTCAATTTTTTCAATTATTAATTGAGCAATTCTATCATCTTTATTAATTACATAACTTTTATTACCTAAATTATGTAACATAACTTTAACAGGTCCTGTGTAATCTCTATCAATTACACCAGCATTAACCATCAAACCCTTTTTAGATAATCCACTTCTAGGTGCTATACGACCATATGTACCTTTAGGAACTTTAAAAGATATACCAGTATCAAATAGTTTAGTCTCATTTGGAAGGATTTCACCATCTTCATAAGAATATAAATCAAAACCAGCAGCTTCTTCCGAACTTCTTTGTGGTATTACAGCATTCTCAAAGTTTAATTTAACTTGTAAATAATTATTATTTATTAAATTCATTTTGCCTTATTGTCTTACAAAAAGATTTCTCTATTTATTAAACTTTTATTAATTTTAAATATTTTTTCAAATTTTAAATTTTATAAAATATTTATTTCTCTTATTTATTTCTCTAATTTATTTTTTTGTATAAAATAATAAATAGGCATTATTATTTATATGTTCTATCAGTTGTTTATCATTTATATTACTAATAGATGTATCATCTATTAATTTAAATTTATAGGGTTTATTATTAATATCTTTAGTATCGGTTGTATTAACTAATGAATAGTAATGACCTCCACGAATATTGCCTATATGACATGATACTGCATTTAATACATATAAATTATCATTACCAGATATTACCAAATTATTTAAATCTATTTCAAAAGGAATATTGATAATAGTATTTATTTTTGTCATAGTTCCCTGTTTTTTATCATATCCAAATCTTTTAAGACATATTACTAATACTGGAGGTAATTTCCAAAACTTTATTACTTTTTCGCTTTTCATACAATTATTACATTTATCACATTTCCAATTTGAATCTTCATCAATATTAAGATGTATTTTTGATATATGATTTTCAATACATTTTTTAAGGGATGTTCCATGTTGGAATTTACCTAATTCAATATCCAATACACATGATATATCATGATTATGATGTATATGATTACAATGACCACATAAAATTTGTGATATACTATGATAATACATTATTTCATTTAATTCTGAATATTCATCTTTTAATATCTTAAACCATTTTCTAGTACATTTAGTTTTTAATTCATTAAAATTATTATCAGTTGTGTTTGTTGTATAATTATTAGTTTGATTATTAAATATTAAATCAATATTATCTAAATTAATTCTGGTTTTTATTTCTTCATTTAATTTATTTATAATTAAAAGGAAAATTTCATGAACATCATTTTGTTCATTAACATAAATATAGTCAAACTTAAGTGCTAATGTTTTTAAAAATCTTATAGGTTTCAGAGAATGACCACCAACCCACATACTATTAAAAATAGATTCCAGTTCTTTAATCATATAAATATCTTTATCATTATTAGTAATTCTGTTATAATAATCCTTAGATAAAATAAACTCTCTGAAAACTGGACATGATAATAAACATTGAATTAATGTATTAATATAACATGTAGCACCAATATTTAATAAACCTGTTCTTTTTTTTTGTATATTTTGTATATTATTATATTTAGATATATCCATACGAATACTATTTAAAAAGTTCATTAGAGAATACAAATATTTAATAGAAAATACAAATATTTAATGAAATAATTAAATAATAAAAAAAAATTAGTTTTAAATTGGTTTATTATAATTAATAATTAATTATTAAATTAATAGATATTATTAAATAAATGAAAATTAAAATATTACTATTAATATTTAGTATAATATTTTTAGTATGTTATATAATAAAATTATTTAATTTATCATATCAAAATGAACATTTTAATAATAATAAGATAAATATAATTCAAACTTGGAAAACAAAAGATATACCAGATAAATATAAATCTTTAGTAAATAAAATAAAAACATTAAATCCAACATATAATTATATATTTTTTGATGATAATGATATTGAAAAATTTGTTAGAGAAAAATATCCAAATTATTATGATTTTTTTAATAATTTTAAATATACTATTCAAAAAATAGATTTTTTTAGATATTTAGCAGTATATTATTATGGTGGATTTTATTTTGATTTAGATATATTATTATTTAAAAATTTAGATAAAATTAATAAAAATAAATGTATTTTTCCTATAGAATTTTTATTAAATTCTGATAATATTTTATTGAAACAAAATATGAAAAAATTAATTGGAAATTATGCATTCTATGCTCCTAAAAAACATCCATTTCTTAAAAAAATTATTGATAATATAGTTAATAATAGAATTGATATAAAATTAAATAATAAAGAAAAATATGTATATTATACAACAGGACCTGTAATGGTAACACAATCTTATATTGATTTTGAAAATAAAGAAGAGATTGAATTAATTCAACCAATACCTTTTAAACCTAGTCATTTTGGTCAATATGGAAAACATTTAAATAATGGAAATTGGAAATAAAATATTATTTAGTATTAGAAATAATATGAAAAAATATATTATATTATGTTTAATTATTTTAATAATTTCTATTCTAATCATATCATATTTTTCAAATAATAATGAAACTTTTGAAGATAATTTATTAAATAAAGTATTAGTTATTCAGTATGATGATCGTAAAAATATTCCAAACAATTTAGATAAATTAATAAAAATTAATAAAAAAATTATATATAATGATAATACTGCGGATTATTTATTTATTAATAAACCAAGTAACGAATTGCCTCCATATTGGAATAAAGTAAAACTTGTAAAAGATTTATTAGAAACTAAAAATTATAAGTATGTTATGTGGTTAGATACAGATGCTACAATTATTAATCTAAAAGAAGAATTGTTATATTTTATTAAAAATTTAATTAAAAATAAAGACATGCTAATATCAAATGATATGCCTCCATGGACAAATGATAATTTTAATGCTGGTGTATGGGTAGTAAAAAATACAACTAAAGGGAAAAATATAATCGATGAATGGTTTAAATATTATAGAAAGGATTTATGGAATATTACAAATGGTAAATGGAGTTGTAAAAATTGTGAATGGGCAAAATATCCTGGTTATGAACAAGGTGTTTTCCAAGAAAAAATTTTAAATAAATATAAAAATAGTATAGAACAAGTGAGTTGGAAATATCTAAATAATCCATATTATAAAAAAAATGATAAAGGAATGATAAATCATTTCGCAAATCATTATAAAAATGAAATAAATAAAATTTAATATTTTGATTAAAAATTTATTAAAAAAAAATTTATTAAACTAAATATGAAAAAATCTTATATTATATTATTTTTAATAAGTTTTATATTTATATTATCAATTTTAACATTTAGTATTCCAAAATATTCAAATACAAATGAAAAATTTCAAAGCAAAGAAACAGATAATAAGAAAATTCCAAAAGTTATACATATGACATATATTTCATATCAACATGTTCCGCAAAAAGTATGGGATAATTTAAAAAAGTTTGCACCAGATTATAAAATTCTTTTTTATTCTGATGAAGCATGTAAAGATTTTTTAAAAAAAAACTATGATACAAAAATATTAGATATATGGAATAATTTAAAAGTTGGAGCACATAAAGCAGATTTATTTAGATATTGTTGTTTATATAAATTAGGAGGAATATATTTAGATATAAAAATAAAACCAGAAAAAATGTTTAATAAAATTTTTAATCATAGTAAAGAAGGAATGTTATATACATCGTTTAGTCATATGGGAGAATATATATTTCAAGGAATTTTAGCAAGTTATCCACAGAATTCAATATTTTTAGAATTAATTGAAGATTTTAATAATTTTAAAAATGGAGATAATTATCATTTCTTTACAAAAGATTTTTATAATATTATAAAAAAAAAAATAAAAGGAAAACCAAGTATAAAAGAAAATAAAATAAATAATAATGAAAGTATCTATTTATTTATTGAAAAGAATATTAAAAATAATAATGAAAAAGCAGATAGATGGGGAGGTTATTATGCTATATATGATGGAGATGAACGTATAATGAAAACAAGATATACAGATTTTCCATGGAAAAAAACAAATAATTATAAAGTTAATAGTAAAGTAATTGAAATTTACACCCACGGAAATTTAAAATGGAATAAATTAAAATATATTGAAGATATTATAATTGATACAAATGATGAAATATATATAGAATTAGCAGTTAAAATTAAAAAAATAAAAGAAAAAGGATTACCTTTATTAATAAAAATTAATTCACACCCTTGCGCAGGTAAATCAACATTTATTAAAAAATACAATGGTTGTTATAAAGATTGTAAATTGTATGATTTTGATATTTTCCCAGAAGGCGATGGAAAGACTAGTAATATGTTATTAAAAAAAAATGTTAACTCAATTTTGTTAGGATGTTCTGGTGGTGGCTTAAAAAGACCATATAATAGGGAAAAAGATTATGATATACATGACAATATCGTTTATCTATTTATATTCCCCAAATTAATTGATTTGTATAAATACATTGACCATCGACAATTAAAAAACGGAAAAATGAAAGATTGGTCTTATACCAAAAATATATTAAATTACAGAAATAACATGTACAAACTAATAATTAAAAACAAACAACAAATAAGACCATTGTTTTATTCATTTGAGAAAGGAATTGACTATTGTATTCAAAAGTATAAAGAATAATTTAATTGTAACATTTAAAATCCTAAACATGATAAGTCATCTAATGTGAAATGCTTACTCTTTAAATTACAGATACTTTAATTCTTATAATTTTTAGGTGTTCTACGTAATGTAGAAATGCCTTTTTTATATTTTCTTAAATTATCTTTTTTATAAGCATAATTAAAATAATTCTTATAATTTTCTTTTGATACTTTATTAATCGCTTTTTTTTGTTTCTTTTTTTAATGAATTAAATTTTAGGACTTTTTTATTTAATTTTAGATAATGTTTTATTTGGTTAAAGTATGCTTATATTGCCCAATTTGTATGTGGTGTATATGGAATGCTAAAAAGATATTTGTTACCACTATTTGTAATAGCATCTTTTACATAATTATTTTTATGACTTCCAGCATTATCTAAAATAATAAAATGATTTTTGTATTTGTTAAAAATAAATTTATCTAAAAATATAACTAATCGTTCTTTAGTCATACCACCTTTTTCATATAGTACCCATCCAATGCATTTAGAATTATAAAGTTAATAGTAAAGTAATTGAAATTTAATTATAATTAACATGATACTAGTTTTTGATTATTACCTAATTCTGTTCCTAAATCCTCTCTATTTTGTTGAATTAATAAATAATTAGTATTAACACTATAACTTTTTAATTTATTTTCTCTTATTAATTTTGCATAACGAATATCTCCAGAATCAGTAATATATTTTGTATTACTAATTATAATATTTGCTCCTTTTCTAGAAACTAAATAACAATGTCTGCATTTAGGTTTCAGAGAGTAATTAAAATATTTATTGTATTTATATTGATTACTACAATTTTCAAAACAATAACCAAAATATACTATTTCAGCATCAGGAGGAATATTATTTATTAAATTTTTAATTTTAGTATTATTACGATTATAATCATCATTTTTAATATCATCCTCAAAAATTAAAGCATATTTTTTATTAGTTTTTAAAAATTTATTTAATATATTAAGATGACCTAAATGACAAGCTATTCGTCCTCTATTTTTTTCAATACCATATTTTTTTGTTACTTCATTATTTTCTATCATTTTCTCTAAATCTAATTTATTTTTATCTGGACCTTTTATAAATTCTGGTTTTAATTTTAATTTTTTCATAATATCTCTAATATATTTTTCTCTTTTTGGAATATATAGAACATATATATCAGTATTATTAATATTATCTTCATTATAATTAATATTATCTTCATTATAATTTTTATAATCTTCATTATAATTTTTATTATAATTTTTATACTTTTTAATCAAATTATTATAACATAAACAAAATATTAAAATACTAATTAAACAAATTATACATAATATTTTATTATTTTTAATTTTATTTAATAACATTATCATTTATTATTTGAAATATTTAATAAAAAAATAATAATAATAAATAACTAAATATACTAATTTATATATTTATAACTATTTAGTCCATTTTTGAGTTTTTTTATCAAATATCCATTCTTTGTAAAATGGTTTTAATACTTTTTCTCCATATTCTTGAATAAGACAATTTTTAACATTATTTGGAATATAAATATCTATATTTTCAAATTTACTTTTTTTTAATGGCAATATATCATTTTTTTTATAGCAATGTTTATCTTTTGCACAGAATTCATTTTCAAATACAAAAAAAGTAATATCAATAAATACACCATTTTTTTTACTAATAACTCTTGCATCTATTTTATTATTAACATCTTTAATACTTCTATCTTTACTATAAGGATTAACTTTAATAATATAATTATCATCTTCATAATTTTTAAGATTAGTAATAGATTCTTCTACTAATATTATATCTATATCATCATCCCATGGCAATAATTTTTTATTAAAATAATAACCAATTAATGTACCATGCATTATGATTGGTTTAATATTATTTTTTTTACTATAATTTACAAAAAATTGTAAAGTTTCAATTAATGTATTATGTATTTCATCTAATGTTATATTTTTTTCCCCATATTTTTTATCTAGATGATTATTTCCTTTTAATTCTTTAAAATATTTTGGATTTATATCAAAATTTTCAATAAAATTATTACGAGATAAACTCCAAATCAAAATTAAAACACTAATCAAACAAATAATACAAAAAATTTTATTATTTTTAATTTTATTTAATAATATTTTCATTTATTATTAAAAATATTTAATAAAAAATGTTATAATATAAAAATGAAAAAATATTTAATTTTATTTTTAGTAGTAGTTATTATTTTATGTAATGTATATAATATTGTGGAATCTTATGAAAATAATTATGAAATT